TGGCTGGTACGCCAAGTATCGCAATAACAGGTACGGGGACAGGTAAGATATTAGGCGAAGACTGGATAGACACCACACCTGGCAACGAAGTTTGGACGGATACAACACCGTCAGCAATAATACCATTTGTGGAGCAGACACCAGCATCCGCAACAGGAGTTTGGAAATCACAATGATACCTTTTGGCGAATGGCTACCAGATCAGTCTGATCTGCAAAACCCCGGTTCTACTGTTGCTAAGAATGTATTACCAGCAGCACGTGGTTATAGACCTTTTGCAAGCCTAACAGAAGTATCTGCTGCGGCTACGGAAAGGCTGCGTGGTATTTACGCGACCAAACTTAACGACGGCACAGTTCTAACCTTTGCTGGTGATGACGACGATTTATACAAGCTAAACACAAGCAACTTTGCGTTAGACAGTATAAACTCAGGGTATGCCATGTCTGGTGATGCTTACTGGCGTTTTGTCAGGTTTGGCGATGAGGTTATTGCTGGTGGTAATGATACAGACGCATTGCAAGGCTTTACGGTTGGCACAGACTCAGCGTTTGCAACGGTAAGTGGTGCGCCAGCAGCGCGAGAGTTGGCTGTTGTGCGTGATTTTGTTGTGACAGGTAATGTCAGTTATGGTGGCAACACTCACCGCTCTCGTGTACGTTGGTCTGCAATAAACGATGCTACAAGCTGGACGATTGGTACAAACCAAGCTGACTTTCAGGACATACCCGATGCTGGGCAAATAACAGGTTTGGTTGGCGGTGAGTTTGGCGTTGTTTTATTGGAGAAAGCTATTGCTCGGATGCAATACGTTGGTTCTCCTTTAATATTTACTTTTGAGAAGGTGGAGACAGGTCACGGATGTAACTACCCCAACAGCGTTGCATCATTAGGTGCTTCACAAGTATTCTATCTCGCTGACGATGGTTTCTTTATGTTTAACGGACAGAAAAGCATACCTATCGGCGCTGAGAAAGTAGATCAGTTCTTCTTTGACGATTTAGACTTTGATAACTCTGACAGAATAAGCTGCACAATAGACCCAGAAAACCAGTGTGTCATGTGGGGTTATCCTTCGGTAAGCGGTACTGGCGATCCAGATAGAATTATAGTTTACAACTACGCTGTTCAAAAATGGTCAATCGTAGAGCTTGATCACGAGTTGTTATCGTCTTCATTGACACCAACATTCTCGCTTGAGGCGTTGGACAGCATAAGTAGTACATTAGAAGGTTTAACAACTTCACTAGACAGTAGGTTTTACTCTGGTGGGTTTTTTCAACTTTCTGCTGGTAAAGACAAAAAGATACACACCATTACTGGTGCGCCTTTATCTGCTGTTTTGGAAACAACTGAGTTTGAACCAGCAAATATGCGGCAATCACTTGTTCGCAGTGTAACGCCTTATGTGACAACCAAAGGTTCAGCAGCGCCAACTGTAACATCACAGCTTGCCTCACGTTCACGTCAAATAGACGGTTTTACTTATGGCAGTGCGGTGACGCTTACGAATGATAACACTTGCCCGATTAGGGGCAGTGGTCGGTATCACCGTGTTCGCGTGAATGTTACTGGCGATTGGCGATATGCTTTAGGAGTAGACATAGACGCAAGTGCGCTTGGTCAAAGATGACAGACTTTAACTATGTTAAACTGCCAGCTTCGGGCGCTGACCCAAGGCAAACGGCACAGGTCGTCAACTTACTGGTGGACGGCAAGTTTAACGCTGTTGGCAGTGTAACGCTTACGGCAAGCGCTGCATCGACGGCGGTCACTGATTATCGCGCTGGGCAAGACAGCGTTATACTATTTACGCCGACTACGGCAAATGCTGCTGCTGAACAGGGCAACGGCACGATGTTCTTATCTGCAAGAGCAAAGCAGGGTTTTACGATTACCCATGCTAATAACTCACAGTCAGACAGAACCTTTCTTTACATTGTTATCGGATGAAATTCACAGCTATTCACCCACAGCTTTTACCTCATGTTTGGACGCACATTGCTCCATTGCTAGATAAGGCTATTTCTCTCACTCCAAAATTAATTGATTTGGATACAGTTTATGAGGGTGCTTTAGCTGATGTGTATGTCGTTTGGGCTGCGATTGATGATGAAACAAATGAGTTTGTCGGCGCAGTAACGACACGAATAGTGAAGTACCCCAAGTCTGACGCACTAGCGATGGACTTTCTTGGCGGTACTCGAATGAAAGAGTGGCTTCATTTAGCGCAAGAAGCTGTTGAGGAACACGCAAATAGAAACAACTGCAAGTATTTAGAAGCTTACGGCAGAAAAGCTTGGTCTAGGTATTTAGAGCCGTTTGGTTGGGATCAAGCTTACACAACATATAAAAAGGAATTATAATATGGGCGTTTTTGGTGGAAAAGGTGGTGGCGGCGGTAGTCAAACCGTTACGAATGTCCAAGCACTTCCCCCGGAGTTAGCTGCACCACTTACGGCGGCTTATAAAAACTTCAATCCGTTTCAACAGGCTTTTAATCAGGTTGGTGCATTTGATCCACAAGCAGCATTAACTGGAACGGCTGGTCTGTCTGCTGGTGAAACGGCGGCAATCAATACAGCTAATAATCTATTAAGTAATCAACCAGCTTTCTTAGATACTGCAAAACAAAACTTGGGTAGCTTGATGGACACAAGCGGAACAAATGAATTTTTGCAAAGGCAGATTGATGATGCAATCGGTGATACTGTTGACAGGGTAAGCTCTCAATATGCTCTCGGTGGACGGCTAGGTTCTGACACCTTTGCTGAAGCTTTGGGTGAGGGAATTACGAGCGCTGCTGCGCCAGCTCTAGCTCAAAACTTGCTAGACAATCAGCGTACCCAACTTGCAGCTATTAGCGCTGCACCTGGCTTACTTGGCGCAGATCAGGCGCTTATCTCGCAAGCAGCACAGCTTGGCGGTTTAGCTCGTGGCGTAGATCAGGCCAAATTGGACGCTCTTGCTCAACAAGCTAATCAGCAAAACATACTCGATCAGAACGAACTCAACGCATATCTTAGCGCTGCTGGGTTGGGCAGTGGTTTGTTTGGATCAACTACAACGCAATCTGGTGGCGCGCCAACAACATTAAACCAAGGTTTAGGCGGTGCATTAGCTGGCGCTGGGTTAGCTCAGACAATCGGTTCATCTGCGTTTACCCCTGCAATGGGTGCGTTAGGTGGTGAAAGACATTAAGCAGATCGGCACACACGCGAATGGCTTGGCAATGTATAGCTGGCAATGGAATGACGAAGCGCAAAGTCGTGGGTTTGATATTTACCCAACAGAAGGATTTATGGCGCAAGAAGCTAGAGAAGTTTATCCGCAACACGTTCATGTACATCCATCTGGTTACTTGATGCTTGATTATGCGTCACTCAGCAACGAAGCAATGGGGGCTGCGTAATGAGCATATTTGATCCTATCAATCGAACATTCGGTGGGTTTAATCAAAGGGTTGCAGGGTTAGGCTTGCCGGGCGGTTTGGGCTTGCTGCAAGCTGGCACTGATATACTAGGTGGTCAACCAATAGGGCAAGCGGTTCGTGGCGGCTTACAGACATTTCAGGATGTTACTCAGTTAGACGAAGAACGTAAGCGTAAAGCGCTAGTGCAAGATTTAGTTTCTAAAGGTGGCTTTACACCGCAAGAGCAAGCGCTGATTTTAGCTAGTCAAAACCCTGCTGCTGTAGCTGCACAGATACGAGCGCAAAAGGCGGCGGCAAGCAAGCCTAATATTTTTGAACAAAGAAAAGCTGTGGGTGAAAAGCGTCTAGTAGGTGATGCCCTACAAAGGTTTATACTGACAGGCGAATTACCACAACAAGCTAATTTTGAAATTGTGCCAGCAGATCAAGTAGAAGCTCTTGGCTTTCCTAAAGGCACAATATTGCAGAAAAATACTGACTCAGGAGATATTGACGTTCTCCAATCAGCGCCAACAACCCCAACAACATTTAAATATTTAACAAAAAACCAAAAACTTGATCTCGGTTTTGATGAAAACTCTGTTGTTCAGGTAAATACTCAAACTAAGCAAGTATCAGTGGTTAAAGACGCACCTAAAAAGAATGAAAAATTTACAATTCTTACTGCTGATGAGGTTGCAAAGGCTGGTTATCCAGAAGGCACAATCGTTCAAAAAAGTGACCTGACAGGTAAGCAGAATATTATCCAAAGTGTTCCAAACAAAGATAGTAAAAAGCTTACTTTGACTAAAGCTGAATTAAAAGCACAAGGTTTCAACGAGAGTGATGTTGTTCAAAAGGATGAGGACACTGGCGCACTTACCGTAGTTAGATCAGCGTCAGCACCAAAAAATACAAGTTTAGTAAATTTAGTTTCTCAGCAAGACGTTACGATTGATGGAAGAACTATAAAGGCTGGTACAGTTTTCGCCCTTGATCAAACCACTCAACAAGCACAGTTATTAGAAGCTGGTAGACAAGGCGCAATCATAGCGCCAAGCGCAATCGAAAACATAACAAGTGATGCTGGCACTGGCGAACAGCCCCCAGCTATTTCACCAGTTAAATTGATAGAAATAGAAACGGCTGCTGGTGGTGATGTTGCTGGATTTGCAAAAGACTTCTTTAACATCGCTGGTGGTTTTTTAATGTTTGGCGAACCAGCCACAGCAAGACGAGATGAAAGATCAAACCTAGCTGCTTTACAAAACGCTGTCTTGCCGGGATTGGTTAAATCAATAAGCACAACTGGTGCTGTAAGAACTCAAGAAGCTGCCCAGCAACTTATTCCAAGTCCATTAGACAACGACAATAAAATGGCTTCAAAGGTTAATTCACTAATACCTGTGTTGCAGCAAAAACTGCAAGAAGCTGACAATGTTCTTAAATCGCCGGGTAAGATTACAGCCTCGCAAAGAACATTAGCTATTCAAATAACGTCTACTTACCCACAAATCATTTCAGCGCTGGAAATAAGCAAGGACAGGTATGAGAAGCGAAATACAAAGAGCGACAATCAAATAAAAGCTGACGAAATAATAGGGATAAGAAACTAATGGCTACTGCTGAAGAATATGCTAATTGGTTAGTTAATAACCAAGATAAAGCTGGAACTGAAGACTTTGAAACTGTCAGAAGAGCATACCTTGAAGTTAGAGAGTCATCTGGCGTCGAAAAAGCAGGGGCAGCGCTCAAGGGCTTTAACGTCGGAACCTTGGCTGATATTGTTGGCGCTCCTGTTGATCTTTTAAATCAAGCACCGCGACTTTTAAATTTACTTCCCGGTGAGCAAGGCTTTCAACCAATTAGCGAAAATCCAGTATTGGGTTCTCAGTCTATTCGAAACACCATGTCAAACCTGTTTGATATTGGCTACAAAGATGTGACTGACTTACCAGCAGATCAACGTCCTTTTGCTGTTGGTGGTGAGGTTGTCGGTCAAACGGCTGGAACGGTTTTACCTATCGCTGCTGCTGCACGAAATGTATCGGCTGTGAACGCACTCACACAAACTGCACCCAAGTCGAACGTAGGGGCAGAAATACTAGATACAGTTATTAAAACACAAGCGAGAAAACCAGCTACTACGGCTGGCCTTGAAATGGGTTTAAGTGTTCCAGCAGCAGTAGGCGCTGGGATAGCAGAAACGGTTGATCCGGGCGATCCTACAAGTCGTATGTATGGCGAACTAGCTGGTGCATTTTCACCGTTGGTAGTTACCTCGACACTGCCCGATGCTATCAAAGGCATTAGCAGATTTTTAATGTCACGAACAGAAAAAGGTGTTGAAACACAAGCAGCAAGACTTTTGCAAAAAGACTTAGTGGACGCTGGCAGTGACCCAGAAAAATTAGCTGCAATTCTAAGAGCAAGCGGCGATACGAGCCAAACATCTGGACAGATCACTGGTGATGAAAGACTACTTGCTATTGAAAATCAGCTTGTGTCAGACAGTGCAACATTAAGCGATGATGTTGCCAAGCAAACAAAGGAAGCTATCGGTGAGTTAAATGCAGCTTATCGTCAGGCAATAACAAGCGGTGATCCTGAGTTGGTTCGACAAGCT